TGGCTCTTTGGATTCCTGACTTATTTATGAAGCGTGTAGAGCAAGATGGAAATTGGACTCTTTTTTCACCTGAAGCTGTTCCTGGCTTGATTGATGCATACGATACTCCAGAAAGCAAAGCGTTTACAGAGCTTTATGAGAAGTACGAAGCAGAGGGTAAAGGATTAAAGACCATCAAAGCCCGTGAATTGTGGGAAAAAGTTTTAACTTCCCAAATTGAAACAGGTACCCCGTACATGCTTTACAAGGATGCTGCTAACTACAAGAGCAACCAGAAGAACCTTGGAACAATCAAATCTTCTAATTTGTGTACAGAAATCCTCGAGTATACAGACAAGAATGAAATTGCTGTTTGTAATCTTGCTTCTATTGCTTTGCCTAAGTATGTTGTAATTCCTACAGGCAAGGTACGTGAAAAGGATAAGAAACTAAGAAAGTTTGATTTCCAAAGATTGTATGAAGTTACATATCAAGCAACTGTCAATTTGAATCAGGTTATTGATGTTAACTTCTATCCAACAGAAGAAACAAAGGTTTCTAATTTTAAGCATCGTCCTATTGGCTTAGGTGTTCAAGGTTTGGCTGACACTTTTGCTATGATGGGTGTTGCCTTTGAATCTGATGAAGCACGTAAATTAAACAAAGACATTTTTGAAACAATTTACTTTGCTGCTCTCACCGCATCTAAGGATTTGGCTAAGAAGTATGGCTCTTATGCGTCTTTTGAAGGGTCTCCAGCATCTCAAGGTTCATTACAATATGACCTCTGGGGAATTTCTGAAAATGATCTTTCCGGTTTGTGGGATTTTTCCGCTCTCAAAGAAGAAATCAAAGAATCTGGTTTGAGAAACTCATTACTTGTTGCACCAATGCCTACAGCTTCTACTGCTCAAATCCTTGGTAATAATGAGTGTTTTGAACCATTCACTTCAAACCTTTACAAGAGAAACACATTGTCCGGTGAATATGCAATTGTAAATAAGCATCTTGTTGAAGATCTTGTTAACAATGGATTGTGGACTGACAATATCAGAATGAAATTGTTCCTAAACAATGGATCTGTTCAAGAAATTGAAGAAATCCCAGCTGAGATTCGTGATGTTTACAAGACTGTTTGGGAGATGAAGGGTAAATCTATTCTTGAAATGGCTCGTGATCGTAATTATTTTATTGATCAATCTCAGTCATTGAATATGTTTATGGCAGAACCGACAATGTCTAAACTTTCTTCTGCTCACTTCTATGGATGGAAGCTTGGTCTTAAGACAGGCATGTATTACCTAAGAACAAAGCCAAAAGCTTCTGCAATTAAGGGACTTGGAATTGATACTTCTGGAATGCAGTCACTTGATAAGAATCCAGTTGTTGAAACTCCAAAACCAGAGATAAACTCAGACTTTAACCCCGACGAGTTTAATTCTGCAGTTTGCTCGCTGGATAATCCAGATTGTGAGGCTTGCGGAAGCTAAAAAAAGGGAGGAGAAATCCTCCCTTTTTTCTTTACAATTTAGATATATCGTGGCATAATACATTGGAGAAAAACATGGCTGAAAAAAAGAAAAACATGCAAGAAAGATTGGTCAAAATTATTGACGCACTTGTAAAAGAGGATGAAGGCACCGAAGAACTTCCAGTGGTTGAAAAAACATTATGGCTAGTACTTCAAGATGTTGAAACTGAAGCTATTTTTCAGTCTCCTTTAAGTTTAGAAGACATAAAAGAAATAACTGGTATGTCAAGAACTTTGCAAGGAAGAGAATTATATAATTTTGCAACTAATTTGAGAAATCGTGTTGAACCTATTAAATTAATTGTTGACTTGAATCAATCAGAAGTATCTCCAGAACAAATTATGAAGGAATCTATTTAAATGGATATCGTTGCTAAGGTAGAAATTAAAGCATTTCGTGAAAGTGCTATTATTCCAAAGAAGGCTACAGAAGGCGCAGCTGGTTACGACTTGTGTGCATGCATTCCTGATTACACAAGCGGTATGATGATTCACCCACATAACAGCCTGATTGTCCCAACAGGATTAAATGTCAATATTCCTGAAGGTTACGAAATCCAAATTCGTCCTCGTTCTGGGTTGGCTGCAAAGCATGGAGTGACCGTTCTCAATACACCTGGAACTATTGATTGTGATTATTCTGGTGATGGAGAAGATTTTGAGCTGAAGGTTATCCTTTTCAATCATAACAAGGTCCCATTTATCATCAACAATGGCGATCGAATTGCTCAAATGGTTGTTGCGAAATTAGCAGCGCATGAGCTTGTTGAGGTTGAAGAGTTTGGTAAGTCAGCAAACAAGTCTCGTAAGGGTGGACTTGGAAGCACAGGTAAGTAATGAACCCAGAGTTTAAGAAGTTCGTGAATCTTATTGGTCACGAAATTACAATCTCAGGTCATGGAACTTTACCCAAATCTGATAATCCATGCTTTGTAAAAACTAAGCAAAGGATTGTTGGAAAAGTGGTAGGGATTCCAATTGCTGAAACTCATTTTGAATCAATTGAGAACCTTCCAGATCCAGAGGAAGGGGTGTACTACATTGTTAACAGAGTTACAATGGATTTCATTCCTTTTAATCGAGAAGATGTCTTCTGTGTTGATACAGGACCTTCTGCAATTAGGGATGATAACGGTCAGGTAATTGCAGTAACTCAACTGACCTTTTAATTAAAAACCCATCGATTTCGATGGGTTTTTTCTATACCAGTCTGACGTTTTCAATAAAGTCTTCTAATTTACTTTGACGCCTAAGTAATCCAAAGAACAAAGCAAGTGTATTAGAAGCATCAACGTCTGCTCTATGTGGTGCACCAACAAAGTTCATCTTAAACTTACCCATTGCAGATTTAAGACTAGAAGTGGTGTTTTTGTTCTGGGCAATCATCAAGAATGTATTGAGAGTTTTGACATCAATTTCTCTTCTGCCAAACTTCTTAAAATCTATATGCCTGTCTTTGAACTCTTTCTTAAGTTCATCACAATCCCCACCGCCCCATGTAACTGGGTTTACAAAGCAATCATATTGATCCATTAGGTCAGTAATTTCTAATGCAACTTGATTGTGAGAAACTGATTGACTTAGAACATCATCATCGGTAATTCCAGTAAGAGCTGTTATGTAAGGGTAAATTGGTTCATGGGGATTTATGTACCATTTACACGTAAAATAATCAGATTGCTTTTGATTAATATTTCCAATAGCAATACCTACTTGAATAATTTTTCTCTCTGGAAGATTATTCTCTTCATTGTTATTTAGCTCTAAGTCTATTGCTAAAAAGTTTTTCATGAAGCTATTATACTTTACTGATAGGTCAAATGCTATGAAGAATGTTGTGTTTTTAGAAGCCCCTGAGATTAAATCTTTAGCTGAAAAGCTTAAAGAGAGATACTACGTTTATATTGGATACGTAGATTTAGAGCAGATATACTTTGCTGAAATGGTTGGTCCTACTCCAAAAAAAGCAAAGCCAATTGTTGTTAATGGTCTTGCGCAAAAATGGGTAAGAGATTTGCTTCTTGGTGACGTTCAAGATAAGAAAATATATTGCTTGGGAGTTTATGAAGAAAAATGGGCGGAACTAACAAAGCCTCATAAAGAATGGGCATTGTTTTCTGCTTTATATTCTATTAGCCCACAAAACGATGGAACTATTAGACAATTTGAAGTACAGGATTATGCATTTATTTTGGAATACTTTATCCGAAATAATTATGGCGCTAACTACATGAATCATAGTATACTGCCTTCATTGTTGGATAGTAAAGACCCACTACCAATACCATTACCAGCAGATCCAGAGGACAATGAATGAGTTTCTATAACAAATATCGCCCTAAGCAATTTTCTGATTTTTCTGGTGACTTTACAGTTCAGGTTTTAAAAGCACAAATTGAGAAAAATCAAGTTCAGCATGCTTATTTATTTTCAGGCCCTCCAGGTACAGGTAAAACATCTTTAGCTCGCTTGATGGCTATGTCTCTTCTTTGCGAAAATAGAGAAGATGGAAATGCAGAACCAGATATCAATAGTAATTCATCTAAAATGATTCTAGTTGATAAGCATAGAGATTTAATTGAAATAAACTGTGCTGTCAATAACGGTGTTGATAATGTAAGAGAAAACATTGCTGAGAAGATGAGATTAATGCCTGCTTATGGTAAATATCGCATCTTTATTTTAGATGAATGTCATATGCTCACTACACAAGCACAGAACTCTCTTCTTAAAATTGTCGAAGAGCCACCAGCCCATATTATCTTCTTTTTTTGCACTACAGATCCTAATAAAGTGCTTCCTGCAATCAAAACAAGATGTCAACACTTTCAATTAAAGAAGCTAAGTGTCAATAACTGTAAACATATATTAGAAAAAATTGTAAAAGTAGAATTGATTGATTCTGAAAGTAAAGCTCTAGACTTAATTGTCAAAGAGTCAAATGGAAGTGTTCGAACTGCTTTGAGTATTCTTGAACAAATAAGCACAATTGGTGTAAATGAAGAGAATGTTAGAAGTATTTTGGGTAGAAGTCCAAGGCAACTTTCTGTTGAATTAATAAAAAATATATATAGTAAGAATAGAGGTAAATCATACTCGATCTTAGAGTCATGTCATTTGGAGGGCAGAGATCTTTCTGCAATATTAGATGAAATGGCTAGGTTATTGATGGAAAGCATTTCTTATCGGTTATTAAAAATAAAGGAAACTGATAGGGCAGAAGACATAGAGTTTTTAATGCAAGAAAAGCCATCAATAATTTTAGAGACAGTAGAACAGCTATTACTAATTGTTAAAAATATACGGCAAAACGTTTCTGAAGATTTAATTGTTCAAACAGGAATCTTAAGAATTATTGATCTGGTTGCTTCTAAAGAGTAACAAAGTAGTTTGTTGACTTGTAGCCGTAGAGTGGGGAATATGGCTCAAGAAGAAGTTAGAATTGTAAATATTGTTAGAAAAGCGAAAAAAGGTGACAAGCGATCATTTAATTTCTTGCTCAAATTAGTAGAGCCGGATCTTAAAAAAATTGCTAGTCACTTTTTTATTTTAGGTGGAGATAGAGATGATGTATTGCAAGAGTTGAGATTAGGAGTTGTCAAAGCAGTCAATTCTTATGATCCAACCAAAGATACAACATTTAAAAACTTTTGTGTTAATTTAGTTTGTAAGAGACACCTAGCCACAGCAATATCATCAGCCAAAAGAATGAAGAACTCCATACTAAATGACTCCATTTCTCTTGATGCGCCTATCATTCTTGGAGATGATGGTAATTTACAAACTCTTGCAGACTTTATTCCAGATAGATTGAATCCATTTGATGAGTCTCCTGAAACAAATTTGATCGAAGACATCATCATCAAAGAAGAGTATGAACAAACTTCTAGGTTGTTGAAGCAAAAATTAACACCACTAGAGGAAGACATCTTTACAGAGTATGGATTTAATTCTTCATATAAGGAAATATCAAACTCTTTAAACGTTCCTCCAAAGTGTGTTGATAATGCGCTCACTAGAATTAGAAAGAAAGCTACTGAGGTATATCATGTGTACTCTCAGCAGGAAACAATTCTTATTCAGAGTAAGATAAAGAAAGAAGAGCCCAAGCCAGAAGAATAGTTGCAAATATTTCTACGAAGAAGTAGAATAGATGCATGGAAACTTCGATTGTTGATGTAGTAATCGGCATGCAATATGGCGATGAAGGCAAGGGCAAAATAGCCAATCAAATGGCTGCATCTGGTGAATATGACTATGTAGTCCGCTTCAATGGTGGAGGGAATGCAGGTCATACAATTTACCTCAATGGAGAGAAAATTGTTACACATCTTGTTCCTTGTGGTATTCTGCATGGCATTCCTAGTGTCATTGGTAATGGTTGTGTTATCAATACGCAAAAATTATTTGACGAACTTGCGTATCTTGAAGGACTTGGATTTGACACAACGCTTCTGAAGATTGCAGAAAACGCCCACATAATTACCCAAGATCATATTGACGAAGATTCCAAAGATACAAAGATTGGAACAACTCGTACTGGAAATGGCCCTTGTTATAAAGACAAAGTGGGTCGCACAGGTCTTCGTGCCAAAGATGTTCCAGAATTAGCACCATTTCTCATTGATATGTATGGTCTTATTCACTCATCACCAAAGAAATTTTTAGCTGAAGGTGCTCAAGGATATTGGCTTGACATCGATTTTGGTGATTATCCTTATGTCACTTCATCAAACACTGGAGTAGGAGCAGTATTAAATAATGGTTTCAATTATCGGCAAGTATGGAATGTTGTCGGGGTTATCAAGTGTTATTCTACCTATGTTGGAGCTAAAGGATACCAAAAAGATGACGAACGATTTGAAAAGTTGCGCGAGATTGGTCAAGAGTACGGAGCCACTACAGGAAGACCAAGACAAATAGATTGGCTCAATATTAACGAAGTAATTACAGCTTGTCAGATGAATGGTGTTACAAAACTAATCATCAACAAAATGGATGTTCTTCGGCAAGTTGATAGTGCTTGGAATTATTACAAGGATAATCTGTTGACTTCTTGTGCAAATGAAGATACATTTATAAATAATATCCGTAAAGAAATTGAAAATGTTCTTCCTGGTACATGGGTTCAATTCCAAGGACAACTACATTGAAAATCACATTAGACACGGTGCTTGCTAACAAAATATTTAAAAAAGCAAAGCTTACATGCAATGTTGCATTAAAAGGCACAGCAGATTCAGAGTTTAACTTTTTTTCTCAAGATGGCAAATTGTTTCTTCAAACAATTAACGATTATTGTCAGCAAATAATTGACACTAACATTGTTGTTGAAGACGATTTTGAATCATTTTCATGTGAAGCCAACCTAACCTCTGACTTTACAAATATCTACACAGCAGACAAACTAAATATTGTTTATTCTGCTGATAACTTTGTTGTGCATTTAGGTGACAAACAAACTAAATGTGTAGTTCTTGCAAATGATGGTTCTGATTTTGTACCATTCAATTTCATACCAAAGCCTATAACATTTGAAGTTCCTGGTAATTCTCTTTGGCATGCTTTAAATTACACTGCGTTTTCAACTTCAAAAGAAAGTATGATTAATGCAGTTTATCTTAACTTTGATTCTGCTTATCTAACCGCATATTCTTTTGATGATAGAAGAATGTCAAGATTTAGAGTTAAAATTGGAGATAATTGCCCTGAATTTGAATCTTTTTTTGTGCCTAAAGAAACTGCAGAAATCTTGATTAATTTACTTCAGGATTCTACAGTTACATTTCAAGTTGGTCATAGGCATTTAAAGCTTTCATGGGAAGACACAACCCTTATCTTGTCTTTAGTTCAAATTGATAAGAAAAGCTACCCTGATTTAAATAAGTTTTTTAGGAAAGATGATACTGCAACTTTTTCAGTAAATAAGTCTGAAATGATGAAGGCTCTAAAACTTGCTGGTCTTGTTGCAAAAAACTCTTTCATCAATATAGAATTAAAAGACTCTAAGCTTATTTTCACTGGGTCTGATAAAGAACGTGGATCTACTCAAAACAAAATTGACTGTACATCATCTGAAAACAATGGTGAAGTTCAAGTTTTACATAAAGATTTGATGGACTGTATTAGCAAGGTTGAAGATGACGAACTTACATTCAAGATAAAGCAAATTGATGATGACAAGTTGTCATTGTGTTTAATGTGTGGTAACTTTAATCACTTATTAATGCCGATAGTTTCTAAAGAAGAGAATGAAGAAGACTAATCCTCATATTGAAGATAATTGGAAAAAAGTTTACATCTATACGGGAGATGAATATATCTCCCGTATTTTTAACTTTTCTGAGACAATTGTTGAACGCTTGGACACTAATACATCTGTCTCAAAGATTCTAAACTCATTACAATCAGTTAATATTTTTGATTCTAAAAGATGTGTTAAAATCTACAATCCAAATGCTGCTCAATTAAAAGCTATCTATGAATCAATTATTAATTCCAAAATAAATGTTGATTATGTCCAGATTTATTGCTGCAACGATAGTTTAGATGGAAGATCTGCAATAGCTTCTAAGGCCAAATCTGCTGGTAGAATATTTCACTATGGAGCTATAGAATATTCAAATACCAGTCCCTTTAACAGATTTTTGAATGACTGGCTTTCTTCTAACAATATAAAAATGAATCATGAGGCTGTGAATTATCTAGAACATAATTCGCCTTCAGCTATAGTAAAAATTAAATCTGGCACAACTAAAAAAGAAGTAATTGTCTATGATTTGCCTTTGCTTGTAAATGAATTGACTAAACTGATCCATCTTGACTTAGAAGAAATTACATTAGACCACGTACATCAATTCGACTTTGAAGATCATAACAAGAATATATTTGACTTCTTCAATCTTTGCATGTATGGCGAAGCTAATGAAATACTCTCAGGTTTAAAAGGATTAAATGAATCCCATGGTCATCAAATGATCTTGATGATTTTTCTTTCTCAATTATTTTTCTATCTTAAAATTGCTGAGTACAAAGAACTTAAAACTAATAACGAGAATATGTTAAAAGATTTGAGCTTAGAACCTTATTTGAAAAAGTTTCTTGACATTAATTTTAAAGAAATTGAACAAGAAATACCATTGAAGCAAGTAAACCCTATAAGATTACAAATAGCATATAATCAAACTAAAATGTCATCTAAAGATGTATCTAATCAGATTCAGTCAACTTTAAACGCAGTAATTGATTTAAGAAACAATTTGAGTACAGATATTGTCTTTCCATACTATTCTTTATGTTTATCGCACAAGAGATTATATAAGGTGATGACGTATAACTATAGTGATGATTGACGAACATTATATATACATAAATGAATTGGTCAAGAAAATTAAAGAAGATGATAGTTCTGCTTTAATTGAACTTTACAATTTTTATAAGCCCTTAATTTTTTCTTCCATTTCAAGATGTATTAATAAAGATAAAAGCTTAATTACCTTTAAGGAAGATTTAGCTCATGAGTCAATATTTGCTCTTCAAAAGTTAAGTAAAAATTACGATCCTTCTCTTAGCTATTTTTCATATTATTTATCCACAAGAATTGATCATGCTTTAGCCTCTCATTTCAAAAATACATTTGATACGAGATTGGAAATACATGAACACCCTGTAATACATACATATTTTGATCCCTTTAATAGAATAAATAATGAAATTGTAATTGACGAAGCTATGAGCCAACTTAATGAAAAACAGAAAGAAGCGGTTGAATTATATTTCTTTCAAGAACTAACACAAGAAGAGGCAGCTTTCAAACTTGGAATACAGCAAGCAGCCTTTTCTAAGCGCCTGGACAGAGCTTTAGAAAAACTAAGAAGCATATTGAGTGAAACTTACAAAACCGATGGAATATTTTAGTAAGATTTTTTGTACTATATATGTATGTTAATTAACTTAAACCCCTAGATTTCTCAAGGGGTTTATTTTTTTTACATATAGATTTGCAAATTTATTTTAAGGGGAGTCTTAAAGTGTCCGAAAAAAATAATGATGACTTTATTTACAATTGGCGCAATGAATTAAAGCAACACGCTGATGGTGCTTATCTTGTAGCTAAAAGAATGGCCTCAAATCTCAAAGATAAAGGTTTAAGCAAGAACGATGTTGTTGAACTTTTAGCAGTAGAGAACTTTGATATCGATTTAGCTAGAAGAGTTGCATCTAAAGTATTTGATACAAATGAAAAAGTTGCTGAGAATAATACAATCGAAGTTTCCGTTGTTCCTACCAAGTACGCCGATTGTGCTCCAATTATAGAAAGAAGTCTTATAAAATTAAGTGCTAAAGAGTTTGCTAAAAGACTTTGTTCAGGTCCATATGCAATTGTTAAGACTGACGAGAAGTCTTTTGATTCATGGGTAAGATTAGCAGAATTAGCTAAGGCATCTGCTAACGGCAAACATAATCTTCACACTGAATTAAAGCCATGGGTAGAAGAAGCTCTTTTAAACTCAGTTTTAGTTGCTCAAAACGAAAAGCCAGTTATTACTGCTTCTGACAAAACAAATAAAGTTTTTAAAGTTGCCATGAGAAGAGGCGAAGCAACAGTTGATTTATCTGCTGGTACATCTTCTTCAGACAAGTATACCAAGGGTAATTATGAAACATTTGGAATTGCAGATGAGTTTATTGTATCTGCTGCTGACACTGTTTCCCCTTATCAAAGATTGAAAAGAGCATTAGACTTTTAATTATTATTTAACTATTTAAAACCCGTCGATTTCGACGGGTTTTCTTTTATCTGTAAAAAATAATTAATATGGCAAACTCTAAAGACAATATCGTCAATTCTCTAGTGCATGCTTCTGACAATCTTCCTGAACAATCTTTTATATATTTCAAAGATATTAAAGAAGGAGACGAGCCTATAATTCCTCTACCTCCTGACCATATGGGAGATGTCACTTATCCTCAATTTATTGAGGTCAGATGTGCTATATGTAGTTCTCACCTTCGCAACCTTGCAGAACACGTATATCTTGAAAGTGGTAAGAAACCTCAATCTGTCATTAAGTTTTTTGAAAGACACTTCAATGCAAGATTAAACTGGACTCAAGTTTCTACTCACATGGACCAACATTGTGACTTTAAGAAATTGATGACTTCAGGCCTTAAGAGCTACGAACAACAAGAAGAATTAATTGCCCCTTGGATATTCAGAGAAAACCAATTAGCCCTCACCGCATTAATGGTTGAACTTGATGATGTAAGAGGAATTGATTGTAGTAAAAATAATGATCTAAAACTTAAAAGAGCTGCTATGGTTGAAAAACTTATCAGCAAGATTTTAGACATCAAAGAGAAAAGAGACAATCAGGGTGTTTTTTCAATTAACATCTTTGAGATTTTAGCTGAATTGCACGACAGGTTTGACAGTGAGTTCGACAAGAGACTAATCAGAGACGAATTGAAAAAGCTAAGAGAAAAGCTTAAGCAAGAAAACTAATGAGAAAAAACGCATCTAAAGCCACACTAACACAAGCTGAAATAAGACAGCAACTAATTCAACAAGCAAACCAAGCATCAGAAAAGTTTAAAGACTCTGAATATGCTGAAGAGTTTTTGGATGAGCTTGCCCCTAGTGTAAGATCTGAAGTTGCACCACCTCAAAAGCCAGAGAAAACAAGATTTAACCCTGATCAAATTGTAGATATTGTTACTTTTATTGAACATCCGTATTTCTGTAATTTAAGACCATATCCTTTACAGAGGCTTATTTTAAAGTGTTTCTATATGGGTCAAGAAGGCAACACAGAGCTAACAATACAAGACATACCAGAAGAAGAAAGAGTTGGATGTAATGGATGTGTTTGGGATTTTGTAAGGAAGAATGAAGAAAAGTCTGTTGAAATGCACAAACAAAACAGACCATTTAAAGCATCATTTACTGTTATTAATTCACCTTGTCTAACTTGTAATAGGATGGATCAAGATATTGCAGCACAGAGATACATCCACGAAAAAGATAATGCTACTAATCCCGATGCTCTTAAAACAATTGAGTTACTAGAAGAAAGACCAATTATAGACAATTTCCAAACAGAAAAAGACTTGTTGTATTCTGAAGAGTTTGACCCAAAGCTTAGAATGCAAATTATCAACAAATGTGAAAATAGATTTAAGTTTCAAGAATTAGTTTTAGTATTAGGAAGAAGATCTGGTAAGTCATTCCTAGTTTCTGCTATTGGACTTTATGAGCTATATAGGCTCATTTCTATGGGTCATCCTCAAGCTAGATATGGATTGATGGAGTTTGATGCAATATACCTATTAAACGTAGCTAAAAATGAAGAACAGGCAAAGAACGCTATCTTCGCTAAATTGAAACAAACTGTATTAGCTTCGCCATATTTCCAGCCTTATATTGGTAAAGACACAGAACTTGAAATGCGATTCTTTACCGAAAATGACAGAAAAGAAAATGAAAGAAGAGAAAACGCAGGTCTCAATTTATTTTCTGGTTCATTAGTTCTTAAATGCGGATCTAGTAGTGCATCTGGTCTCGTTGGTCTTACTTGTTGGAGCGTAATCATGGACGAAATCGCTGCTATGGCTGGCGATAATCCTGATTCTGGTCTTGACTATGATTTATATAATGATCTAAAGCCATCTCTTGCAACTTTTGGTCGTGATGGAAAAATGATGATGCTTTCCAACCCTAAAGGACCAATTGGATTGCTTTATGATTTACATGAAAACAGACAAGACGATCCTTCCACTCTTGTTATGCGTGGACCTACTTGGCTTGTGAATCCTAATATTGACAGAGACTTCTTAGATTCTGAAAAGAAGAAGAATCCAACAGAATATCAAATGCAATATGGCGCAGAGTTTGGTGCTTCATCTTCCGACCCTATGTTTACAGAAGACGATATCAATAGATTTTTCTCAAGCATGTCAATGATCAAAAGAGCAGAAATGGGAACTGGAATGTTTGAATACTACTGCCATATTGATCCAGCGAGAACATCTGACTACTATGCTTTAGCTGTAGCACATTGTGAGACTATGTATGGCAGTTTTGGTAAAGATAACAAACCATTGAGAAGGGTTGTAATTGACCACATTCACTTTTGGAATCCTAAAACTAAAAATCAGCCAGTTTCAGAAAAAGATGTAGAAGATTATGTTTTAGCTCTACATGCAAAGTTCAGATTTAAGCAAGTAAGTATAGATCAATGGAACTCACAATCATCAGTCATCAAATTAAGAAACATGAGAGTGCCAATTATAGAAAAAACATTTAACAAGAACTACAAAGAATCTATTTACACTGAACTTGCCACCTTATTAAGAGAAGACAGAATTGATATCTATGATTTATCAGGTGGAGAATATACAGACCTAAGAGGCAATAAAATGCCATTAGATGAAATCAAAGAAGCAAAAATACAATTCTTATTTTTACAAAAGAAATGGAAAGGCAATAGATTTATTATCGAATCTTTAAAAGGATACAAGGATGATATTTGTGATGCTGTTGCTGCTGTAGCATACGAAGCCTATTTTTCTAAAATTGCCGAAGTTCTACCAAGGTCAAGGACGATCAACTTGGGTGGAAGAATAAAATAATTATCCGTCTTTGAGGTTTCGCATAATGTCTTCAAAAAAGAATATCAAAACAGCTGCTGGATTTGGTGGTGTTGGTGGAGCAGGTTCAGGTGCATGGGCTCCTGGTGGAAATCCTGGCGGTAGCACATATGGTGATTTTAATCAATTTATTACAGATCAATCATTTGAATCTGTTTTAGCAAGATCGCATAATCCCCCTGATCCTGATGAAACAAGAAACTTTGAAGCAAGATTAGTTCCTTTCCACACCTCAAAAGAAGACGACATTCTTGGGAACATTGATATTTTAGACCCAGTAGAAAGAGAAAGATTAAAATTAAGAGCAAGATTGAGAGATCATAAATCTATGCTTGAAAATGCAGCAAATAATATGCATAAATCCAAAGAAACAGACAATAAAGATTCTTATGTTTCAATGGAACAATCTTTATCAAAACGCAGAAAATATAAAGATAAGCAAAAGTTTGATTATGAAGATGATGTCCCAGAACAAATTAAGCCTGAAAGATTACATTATGCTTCAACTAGACAAGCAAAAGATTTTACATCAAAAAATAGAGGCCAAATAACTGAATCAGGTCCAGATGACAATCCTTTTTATGATGCTCAATATTCTAATGCTCAATTAGCCAAAACTCCTTTACTTACTGAAGGTGCTAATTTTGATCAATATGTGCAAGACTTAAAGAATGAATACACACCTGATCAAGATGGTTCAAGAAACGAAACTACAATTCTTGATACTTTAGATCCTGATGCTGCCACTCCTAATTTTTCTGGAAGAAGTTCTGCAGAATCTTATGATCCTGATGAACAAGATAAGACATTAGAACAAATGCTTCATACAGAAGAATATGTCTATAAAAATGATTATGACAGAAACAATAGAGGCAATGAAGAAATGAGCTTTGATGATAATCCAGGATTGAAAGGCCAGGGTAATTTCTCAAGAGTTCCATGGGCAGGGTCAAACTTGTAAAATATAAATATGACTTACGATTATCTAATTGTTGGAGCCGGATTATTCGGCTCCATTTTTGCATATGAAGCTAATCAGATAGGCAAAAAAGTATTAGTGATTGATAAAAGAACTCATATTGGTGGGAATTGCTATACAGAACCTTATGAAGATTACCACTTGCACAAATACGGTCCTCACATTTTCCATACATCTAAAAAATACATTTGGGATTATATAAACCAATTTACAGATTTTTTAAATTATTCTCACAGAGTTAAAGCTTATTCAAATGGCAAAATCTTTTCTTTGCCTATTAATCTTTTAACTCTCAATCAACTCTGGCCCGATATCAATACGCCTGAAAAAGCAATAGCAAAAATCGAAAGAGAAATAATTCCCTGCGAAAAACCAAAAAACTTAGAAGAACATATATTATCTCAAGTAGGCAAAACTATATATGAGAAATTAATTTATGGTTACACTAAAAAACATTGGGGAAGAGATCCAAAACTCTTACCAGCATCAATAATTAAAAGATTACCAATAAGATATACATTTGACGATAACTATTACCCAGATATTGATATTTACCAAGGTGTGCCAAAAGACGGTTACACAGCAATATTTCATAAACTCTTAGAAAATATAGATGTAGAACTAGGTGTGGATTTTTTTAAAGATAGAAGCTATTGGGAATGCAAAGCTAATAAAATTGTATACACGGGCGAAATACAAAAATATTTCGAAAATATGTTTGGCACACTAGATTACAGAGCTTTAGAGTTTAGAGATTATCAAGTAAACACAGATTTTCAAGGCTGTGCACAAATGAATTATGCTGATGAATCAACATCTTGGAACAGAATAATTCAACATAGACATTTCACTAAAAGCAAATCAACAAAAGACTTTATTACCTATGAATACTCTAAGGATTACACAGGAGATAATGAACCTTTTTACCCAATTAATGATGAAGCAAATAATGAGATATATGAAAAATACAAGAGCTATTCAGAAACATATTCAAGCAATTTAATTATTGGTGGAAGATTAGGTAATTACAGATATTACGATATGGATATGACTATTGCTAATGCTTTGTCAGTTTGTAAAAAAGAATTAGCAGGATAAACGAGCTAAAAATTATAAAACAAAAATTATGCATAAAAGTCAAATCATTAAATTGTTAAAGCTTGCAGATCGTTTTGACAGGTCTGGTAAGTATCGTGAGAGCGACAAAATTACAAACAATTTAACAAGACTAGCTCAATATTATGGCAACTTTGGTGTTAGCGATACTGTTAACCGTATTGTTCCATATGATGACACTGCAGAAGATGTTGAAATTGATCAAAAAAGATTAGACAAACAAGATCGTTTTAGATCTCCAGAATATAAAGAAGACGAAGCTTCAAATTACTTAGAATTTAATCTTGAAGCAAAATTACATGGACCTTCAGGAACAGGTATTGCATATGAAGATCCTGCTCCTGAAAGCAAAAACGTTGGGTTAGATGAAAATGTAGCCCATGGCGATTTGAGTGAATTTTTGTTTGAAAATACATATGAACAAAATGTTCAAGATGGCAAGGGTTATCTTAATAGAAACCCAAGATAGGAGAAAATTATGCCTTTACCAATTCAATCTTTAAACAACTTACCTAATGACAATGACAATGTAGAAATGTCATCTTTAGGTTTATCTGATATTCAAATTCAGCTTTTGGGATTAAGCAGACCAACAAGAGAAGCAAAAGTTACCGTAAGCCAAAAAGATATTGATTTACTTAAGATTATTGAAAAGAATCAAAATGATGTCGTAACTGCAGCTAATTTAGTAAGTGATATCAAAAACGCAAAGGTTTTCAATGTTCCTAGCAATATCGGTGATGGAGAACTTTTAGCACTTAAAACTGCTGGATTATTATCTGGTAGTGGAAGAGCAGTTTCTTTAACTGAAAAAGGAAGAGTTGCACTTAGAGATGCTTATTTGAAAGATCCTGTAAATGAGTTTAAAAAGGCCAGAAAGAAAGAAAAGTTTGATTTAGAAGAAGCAAAAAATGTCAAGGTTGCTTCCAAAAAATCAACTTTCAAAAAAGTATGACTCACTGATGATTTTAAAGGTGAGTTCACTTTAAGATTTGTTGCTAAAAACGAAAAAGAATTACAAAAGGGGTTAATGCATTCTGAACCCTTGGAAAAATACGAAGTAGCTTACTTTGTGTTTCCATATAAAGGAATGCACTCTTTCTGGAATAAAAATGTCTCTTACCCATTAAGCTTAGCATTTTTAAACAGTGATAATGAAATTGTTGATATCAAAGACTTAGAAGCTGAACAAACTGAAAGTGTAGCTCCAGATAGCAATTTTGTAAAATATGTAGTTGAAGCTAATAAAGACACATTCAAAGAATTAGGTATCAAAGTCGGCGATAAATTAGAATACAAGGATAACAAAATAGTTTTCCGTAAAAGTAATTAATAATGCCTTAAAAGCAGGGTTAAACATTATTTTTATAGAACGTTTTTAGTAAGTATCAATTGCTTACTTAATTACATTCTAAAAAAAGATTAGAAGGATTGAACTTGAGGAGAAATTAAGATAATGGCAGATAGAATTTTCCCAAACAAGTTTCAAGAATCTGGATTGGATTCTGAACTTGTATTTACAGGCATCAACTGGGATGCATTTGGCCAAAGACTTGCCGCAATGGAAGAAGGCGAGGATTCAGAGAAGAAGAGTGATGTACCAGCTGAGCTTATGGAAGCTCTTCACAGCAAGTATGAATCACACTTTGATGAAATTGCTGAAGGTTCTGAAGAACCAGTAAATGCTAAGTGGGCAGCTGTAGACACTGACGAAGATACTGAAGATGAAGATGAAGATTCCGACGAAGATACAGAAGACGAAGATGATGATTCTGACGTTGACACTGACGAAGATGATGAAATGACAGAAGAATCTGAGATGAAGAAGAAAGCTTCAAAGATTATTTTCAATGATCCATCACAATTATCAGCAGAAGCAGTTGAAGCAGCTTTAGCATCTGGCAATACAAAATTAGCAAATACAATTCTCGCAGCAAGACATGAGAGAAGAGTAAGACTTGCTAACAAGATTGAAGATAACATCAAGACTGCACAAGCACATGATCTTAAGCTTGCACAAAGAAGAGCTTACAGAGAGAACCTTGTAAAGACTGCATCAAACAATGCAAAGAAAGCAACTACCAGAACTGCAAAGAATACTTCTGAGTTTGTCAAGGCTCAAGATTTAAACGCTTCTGCAAAGAATGCATTTGCAGCTAAGGCAATTGCATCTGGCTTCCCAGCTGAATATGTAGAAGCTATGCTCAATACTCCAGTTGCAGAAGCACCTGCAGTAGCTGAAATCAAGCAAGTTATGGCTTCCAACTTGAATCCTAATGTCAAGAGAACAGTCGTTGCAAGTATGATCAAAGAATCTGAATTAGACTCAGCAAATATCAACAGATGCAAAGACTATTGGAAGAACGAACTCGGTTATGGCGACCCAGAATGGGTTGACGAGTTATTTAAAAACTAATTACAAATCCTCAAGTTCAAATATCCCAGGGCGAAAGCCCTGGGATTAAGCCTTGAGAATGAATAGGATGCATAAAATGAGCAAATTCAGAAAAGTTTCAGAAACAGAAAATATTCCATCATTTATTGAAAAGAAGTTCGTTGGCGCTAGTTATGAAGCTTTTGACGATCCATATGCTGAATTGAAGAATAATTCTACCGAAAACAGAATTAAGATTTCAAAACAAACAATTGGAAATCAAAAAACAGCTGAGAACTTTACTAAGTCATGGGAAAAGATTCAAGGCGCTTCCGTTTATGAAGAGCCACAATACAATTTTAATAGAGAAGAGCTTACAGGCCTTAATTCTATTAGAAGAGCTGGATCTGATTTTGATGAAGGAATGAATGCCAGAACAACTACTTCAGGTTTAAAAGCATATTCTGCAGATGAATACATGAATGCTATGCTCAGTAGAAGTGCTTCAATTTTTAACCCAGATATGATTGCACTTTCTGAAGAGTTTTTGAACAGCCAAGAATCAACAAGCCAACAAGCTATGGTTAACGAAGCTCAAAGAAGAGAAGCAAAAGCATCTAGACACAATTCATGGGAAGAAAAGCAACTCAACCAAATTAGAAAGTCTAGTGTAGTTTCAAATAGAGCACATTCAGTTTTAAGAACAGCTAATGAAGGACAATATTCTTCACAGTTTGGCATGATTGATGTTGATTCCCTTGACAATAGAGAAACTCAAAGATTAGCCATGAATGAGAAGTCCAGAGAGCAAAGACTCGGACTTAAGAAAAACCACACTGAAGATCTTGAAAATAGAGCTGTTAATAAGGCTCAAACAATTCATGACATTTACAACAACATCAATATCAATTTAGATATCGATAAGATTTAATATGGATAAGAAATATTCTCTTTCTGGAATTGCATCAAATCCTGCTTCTGGCATCAACAATCTTGATTTAAGACAAGTTGGTGCAGATGGAAGTCAGGCAAATATGGGTGGTTCAGAAGGCGTTTCAATTAAAGAAATGGTCGCTGTTTTGGATAAGTTTTCAAACAACGAAGAGAATATGGATAATATCAAAACAGATTTAGAAGAGATTTTTCCAAGAGTTACAAGAAGTGAATATAAAAAAATGATTTCACAACTCATGAACTCTATTGAATATGCTAATGATCCAAAGAAGAGAAGTAAGAATCCATCAACTGGTAAATACGACCCAACTCCTCAACAATTAGCATTAAGAATGAAAAATAAACTTAATCATATTAAAGAAGTAAATTCACAACAATCTCATACTGCAGGAAATAAAACAATGGCTTTCAATTTCAGACAAGCGCAATATAAGAAAAAGAAAAAAACAAGAGGCAATCCTTTCCGTGTTTTGATGGGTAAAGTTGGAAAACTTTTAGATCATGGACTAGAAAAGAAAGATATTGTCAGATACTTAGCAAAGCAAAAGGTCTGGAATAACGAGACTGTTGAACGTGCTGTAGATATTGTAAGAGATTATAATAAGAAATTAAAAAGAGATTCTGTAGACGAACCTAAAAAAGAAGAAACAAAGAAAGAAGAAACAAAAAAGTCTTCAACAGAATCCAATATTAAAACAGCTGGGTATGATTATGATACTAAACCAGATCATGGAAAGAGATCAACCCCTGAACTAATTTCAAGAGCATATTTTTTAGATGATTTATTAGCTTACGGTAAAACAACTCCTCAAGGTGATTTTAAAGAAGCTGCTAGTAAAGATGGTGCTAAAGAAGAACTCTCAAAAATTAAAACAGAATTGACTAAAAGAGGAATTGATCTTAAGGATTTAGATTTAGGGTAAAGAATAATGGAAAATAAAAATTACACAATAAAAATGAAACTTCACTCTCACAATCCTAAGACTGTTGGAAATCTTATCGGTGGAAATGGAATTATGGAAATGCTCAATCAAATTATGAGCAAATTTTCACCAGTACACTCTATGCCTGAAACTCCATTCCACGATTTAGAAGATGGAGATTTTGATAAGTCCGACCCAGTAGCTGAAAAGTTCCTTAATATGGGTGGGCCTAAGCATGTAATTAAAATCTTTAGAATCGATGTTCCTAAAGAAATGAAAGATGCTATCAAACATTTGGCAAGCACTCTTCATGAAACAAGAAGTGCATATATCAGAAAAGAATTAAGACATTTATTTGCATCAATTAACTGTGCATTAGGAAATGAAAACGACGCTTTTACAATGGAAAGAATCGCTAGTAATTTACCACAAAGATCTACAGGTTTATGGCAAGCAGAATCTATTGCAACTGTTGAAAAGCTTATGAAAGTTGCAAGTGTTAAAGAATATGAGATTCTTGAAAATGTAGACAAGATGCTCAGCACTGGTGGATATGCTCACATTGCTAACGCTTCAATTGCTGTTAAAAATATGTACGAAGCATATTCAACCCCTAGAAACACAAGAATTGCTTACACAACATTAGCTACAACCGATGGTGAACCTATTTTGATGTGTCCTAAAGGCAAAGTAGAGTTTGGATCCGCTGTACCAATGGAAGCATCAAAATGTAGATGGAACTGCGTTGATTCCAGACTTGATGCTGATGGAAATGTAAGATGTAATTACGAAGCATGGATGAAGCAAGCTTTCCAATCACATGATGTAGTAATGAGCAAGCTTGATACAACTAGACATCCAGATAATGAAGCCAATTCTATCAACATCAAAGATGGTGATAGAAAAACACATGAAGATGAAGTTGGCTATGAAAAGATGTTTGAAGACAGTGATCTTAAAGCAGCTAAATTGAGAAAAGAAGATAAAAATGTTGATGACAGCATGGAAAAACAATTAGCTGACTTACCTGCAGTTGGATTTGGACACACTGTAGATGATAAGAAATTAAATAAGAGAACTGCACAATCAGATCATTCAAAAACAATCGAAGATCAATTACCACATAAGGATGAGCAAAAGAAATCTTTGTTTGACATGCTCGTTGACAAATATAACAATAGAGTTAATTTAGAGAAAGAAATCGAAACCAACTTAGAAGAAAATGCTGGTCTTTACGATAGAAAAGAAGATGAATCAAAGTCTACTATTCAAAAAGTAAACGAAATGAAAGAAAATCCTATCAATGTCTCTGAAGAAATTAACAAAGACGCTGGTGATGGAGATGATAAGAGCTTAGTAGATCATTTAAATAAGACAGCATCAAAAGAAGAAAAGACATTTGATGAAACCCTTGAAGAAAAAAGAACTAACAAGAAAAATGACAAAACCATTGAAGAATTGTTAGCTGATGATAGTGAAAACTGGGGTCATCAATTTTCTGATGATGATTTGAAAGAGTTTGCAAAAGAATTAGGATTGGATTACATTTTAGAAGAATCAAGAGACGAAGACTAATGTGGTACCGATTTAAAAAAGCTAACATTGGAGGAGGGGCTATAAAGTCCACTCCTCTTTTGCCTGTATCATCTGAAGGTATAGAAAATATTAATCAGATCAAAGACTCACCTGAGTTCAAGAATTATGATGAATTAAATGAAGATTTATTAAACATACTTGATGAAATGGGACAAACTCTTGATGATTACTATGAACTTTCTAGAGATCAACAAAAAGAATTGTGGGAAATTATGATTAATAGACCTCACCAAGTTGTTGACCAAGAAGCATCAAGATTGAACAGATTAAAATCTCCTTTTCATGAAAATATTATTCCTACAGAATTAGCACTTGAACCATCTAGAGAATCATCAGTAGAAGTAGAACCAGTCAATATGCAATCTACAGAAGCTGGTAATGGTATTTTATTGCAAACTGGATTGAGTAATTCTTCATTTTTTCAACAAGGACAGAGCGGAGCAGCTTTTAAAGGCGACGCACCATCAGCAAGAACATTAATTTAGTAATTTCTAACTATATGTGGGTATAAATATAATATGAGTTCAAAGAATGCACCTACATTAGCAAACGTTTTAAAAACCGCAGCGCAAAATGTAACAGGAGAAAGAGTAGCGTCAGTTGATTATTCTGGTCAATATGCTACTTCTAGAATTACAACAGGTTTAGGACCGTCAGTTAATTCTAAAACATCACAATACGGTGGTAATAATGCAATGACCACCGCACCTAACTTTTATTCTCCTTTCTTAACTCCTACCTCATTCCAAATCCCTAATGCTCGCCGTGAAGTATACCTATGGGCTAACTGGTGGAGAAACAATGAGCCTAAAATTGCTGCAGCCATCAACTTCTATACAAACTACCCCTTCTCTGGTTGGAAGCTTGAGTGTTCTTCTTCATATGTAAAAGATTATTTCGAAAAATTAATCGAAAAATTAAACTTTCAAAAATGGCTTCCAGAAATCTCCAAAGTTTACCATTTACTAGGTGATGCATTTGTTCTTTTATCTCTTGACTGTGAGCATTGTCATGGTTCTAACTGGGATGAAGAAAAGAACGAAGTTTGTAAGCATGATGGTGCAACTTGGAAATCAGTATGTTTATTGAATCCTGATAGTGTTCTTAAATCACCAGCAATGATTGATCAAACTGGAATGTATACATATAAACCATCTCCAGAAGAAATCAAAATTGTAAATGAAAGACAACCAAGAGAATACTATGATGCGATTCCTGATAATGTAAAGAAATTGATTTTGAAAGGAGATCCAATTCCACTTTCACCAATTTCAATTCATCACTTTAAGCACGGATCAAACCCATGGGAAGATTATGGAACACCTTTAATTCGCCCATTATTTCCAACATTAGCATACAAGGATAAATTAAGACAGTCTCAATGGATTGTTGCTGAAAGACACATCCTTCCTGTTAAAGTTGTGAAAGTTGGTAATGATCAAAGACCAGCATCACAAGAAGACTTAGATTCTGTACAGGACGAACTTGCTGCATTTGCAAACGACCCTAACCTTACTCTTGTTACTCACCATGCATTTGACTTTGATTATGTTGGTGCTTCTGGAAAAGTATTACAGCTTACCAATGAATACGAACTAATTGATCAAGAGATTTTAGACGGTGTAATGCTTAATAAGGCTCTTCTTAATGGTGAAGGTCCAACTTATGGAAATGCTCAAGTTGGTCTTCTTGCAATGGCTCAAAGATTAGAGACATTTAGAAGAGAAGTTGCAAGATGGGTTGAACAATGTGTATTTAAGCCTGTAGCTGAGTGGAATGGCTTTACAATTGAAGGCGAAAGAGGGCAAGAAGAAATTATCTTCCCTACAATTAAGTTTGACGATCTTCAATTAAGAGATGACACTGGAAAGCTTCAAATGCTTGTTACAGCAAACTCAAATGGTGTTATTTCCAACATGACACTTATTGAAGCATTTGGTTTAGATCCAGACCAAGAAATCGAAAGATTAAGATTTGAGCAAGGTTCAAACTTTGTTCAAAACCCTGCCTTTGGAAATATTGACGTAAATAATGGCTTCCAATCAGGTGATGTAACAGGTCAAGGATTTGGAGCAGATATGGGTATGGGTTCTCCTGGGATGGGAATGACTCCACCTCCACCTGCTGGCATGGGTATGCCTCCAGGCGGTGGTGGCGGTATGCCAGGAATGCCTATGGCTAATAATTATTTACAAAACTATAGACTTGCTTCTTCAATTATCAATGATCTTTATTTTGAGAATATTGAGAATAACAGCAGCCTAATTAATGTAAGAGTTGCAAATAGAAGATTCAAATCAGCAGCACATGAAGGTTTTGTAAGAAGTTTATCCCCTGTTTCTGGCCGTGGTAGATTAGGCTCTTTACCTGAGAATTATGATGGTTTTGGCGGAGTTTTATCACCACAACCTTTCGGTGGTCCATATGTAAAAGCCTTGAATCCTTATGCAGAGTATGAGCAATATACTTTTGCAAACAATGAAGAGACCAAGACTGTTTATGCTGCAAAGAAAGTTGAAAGACCACCAGCGCAAATGTTTACCTCAATTGAAAAGAAATTATATGGTCTTTTGCTTTCCATCAATTTGCCTTATCCTTTGTATGCTCAATATTCAGCTGGTCCTACAATGGATTATCAATTAGACGCTGCTATTCCAACATTGCAAATTGGTGTAGAAGCTGATGGAGAAATCTGGCACAACAATCCAGATAAAATTGCTAAAGATAAAAGAAGAGATATTGAATTAGCATCAAATGGTTGGATTATTTTAAGGTTTACAGATAAGGAACTTGCTGATCACCCACAAGATGTTTTAAATGTTGTGATGCAAGCTATCAGAAAAAAGACTGGTAAGAAAGAATCTCAAAACCCAGACGAAATCAAGCTTTAATCCACTTCTAATGTGTACAAAAAACCTATCGTTATCGATAGGTTTTCTTGTTTAAACAGGACTTTTAAACATTTATCGAGAACACAAACAAGAGTAAATGTCTAAAATTGTTTCAGCATTAAACAATTGCAGGAGAAAATTTTATTTATGTATAGAGTAGCAAAAGGTGGACCTATAACAATTAATAGTTTCCTCACCGAACAAGACAGAAATACTGCAAGAGAACATATGCTTAAAACTGCTTCTAAACAAATGAGAGAGGCTGCTAAAATAGGTTTACAATCTTTATATGCAGACCCAACAGAAGTTTTAGAAAAATATAAAGATTTCGATATCGTAAAAGAAATGAAAGCTCGTAAGGACGCTAAACTCCTTTGGGTAAGAGCTAGATCCATTGATGCAGATACAGTAAATCACAATGGAGATTATTTTTCGAAAGCTGAACTATTAAAAGAAGTTGAAGTTAAGGGCGAGAAAATCCCAGCTTATAAAACATTCGAAGGTGTGCCAATTTACACAAACCATAAGAATGATGATATTGAGCAAGCTAAAGGCATGGTTGTATATGCTGAATGGGATGAATCAGAAAATTGTGTTTATTGTACTTTCTTTGTAGATGAAGAAGCTTATCCTGATATTGCTAGAAACATTAGAACAGGTGTAATTCACGATGTCTCTATGGGATGTTCTGTAGCATATGGTATTTGTTCTAAGTGTGGGAATAAAGCATACACAGAAAAAGAATATTGTTCCTGTCTTAAAAAATGGAAGGGCAAGAAAGAAAATGGCTCAGGAAAAGTTATCTACGAAGAGAACTATGATTTAAAGTTTATTGAGCTTTCCTGTGTTGGTGATGGCGCTTTTGATGCATGTGAAATCAAAGAAATATATGATGTTGACGATATTTTGAATGCTGCCACTGACGCTGAAAAGAAAGCATCAGAATTAATTTCAAATATAGTCATAGCTCAACAAGGCGCTCCATCAGATCCAATTTACAGACAAGAATATGAAGAGTGTTTAAGAGTAGCAGAAACAACCACTAGAACTGCTTTAAGATTAGCTCAAAATGCGGGTACTTTAATCGGTGGTCAATTAATGGCTGGCGAAGGTGCTGGTCAAAATGCTACTGTTCAAGCTGTTTTGGGTGCGTTAGGTATTGACCCAAGATCAGGACTTAATATCCTCGATCTTATTAATTTATCATTGAACTTCTTGGAAGTTGCTGTGATGAATATGTTTGCACGTAAAGACAATGTTGATTTAGCTCACGTAGGCAAAATCACTAAATCAATGGCAGATCTTCAATCAACAATGCAAGACATGATTGACGATGGAATTGATGTTGGAGCAGCTCAAGGTCAACAAGCCTTAAACCAACAACAATTGCAACAACAGCCACAACAACAACAAGCCCAGCCTGCAGCTAATACAGCTCCTGCTAATTATATGCCTGCTGGAAATGTTGGAAGAATGATTGAACCAGCATTATTTACTGGTCAACCTCAAGGAATTGGAGGAGCTGTTGCATTAGCTTCTTCAAATCATAATCTTGTTTGGGCATCGAAAGATGGTAGAAGAGAAGTCTTTGCCAGCACATCAACTCAGCCTAAAGATAATTCATTTATAAAATTATCTAAAGGCTTGGTTCAATTAAAGGAAGCTTTGTCAGATAATACAGCAATTGCTTCTGTTACTCAAAACGTTATTAGAGTTGCTAATGAACGAAACAAAAATATTAGAAACAATACGCCCCATTCTCTTAGGGCGGAGGGAAATAATCAAATGGATCATTTTGCTAAGATAGCGTCTGAACAACGCAAAAAATTAGCAGCCGCCGTTACAATCGATTTCAAGGTTGAGGATGGTGCTGGTAATCGTGTAGTTCTTTCAACAGATGGTTCTATTACCGGATTCACAAATGGTAGTAGATCAAACTGGGAACCAATTCTTTCTGAACAACAACTTTCCGCAATGGAGAGTGGACAAGGTGCTAGAGTTGCAGCAGATCTTCTTAAAGATTTTGTAAAGACTGCAATTAAAGCTCCTCACATGGATAAAGATGTTAAGGAAGTTGAACTTAAGGGTGAAAGAAAAGGCGTTCCTTATAAAGTATTAGCTGATGGAGTTGCAACAATGCATGCAGATCCTCATGCTGATAAGACTAGAGAAGAATCTTTAGAGTCTTTAAGAAAAGACAATGCAGAGTATGGCGAAGAAGCGTTGACTTCAGCTGGTCTCTATGGTCATAAAGTAAATGACGATGATGTTAAAGAATCTTTGGCTGAATTAGTTGCACAAGCTAACAAGGGCGTTTCTGAAGAAGGTTTAAACGAAAGAATTGATTGTTGCAGAGCTGAAGGTTCCGCTCCTGCGCATGAAGTTATGGTTCACACAGTAGATGCACTCACCCATGCTGTAGTTGCTTCTTACTCCACTCCTTCTGAAATTGTTGAAGCTGCTACCAAGCTTGCTAATGAAGAACTTTTACCAGAATTGATTGCAACTGCTTCTGCAGGAACAGATGTTCGTGTAAAGCTTGCATCAAAGGCTGATTTCTTTAAGACTGAAAGAGTTTCCAGCTCACCTTTAACAGCTGTTCTCGAATCACTTGGTGATAGAGTTTCCAAGTCTGTAACAGCAGGTGATCTTGCTGAAGCATTGAGAGTTGCAGCAAGCGAAACTGAATATACAATTGAAACTGTTACTAAGGGTGCTGAATTAAGAATGGCACAAGCTAAAGGCACAACTTCAGAAGCAAAAGCTAAGATTTCAAAGTCCGAAGAACTTAGAACTGCTTTGAGAGGCAATGTTACTGGCGATGCTCTTATTTCAAAGAATGACCTTAAATCTGTAATTTCTGCTATGGCAATGGCTGCAGAAGAAACAGCAAGCACACCAGAAGATGTTGCTTCAGCTATTGAAATCGAAGATGAAGGCCACTTAATTGCTGAAGTTAATAAGGCTAGAACTGCATCAGCAACAAATGCAAGATTGAAATCAAGAGCCAGAAGAGAGTTCTGGGGCGAAAGAGTTGCTTCCAAAACTGACCTTTCAAGTAATGTAATTGGATGGTTGGCTGATTATGCAACTAACTTTGACCTTTCTACAAAATCAATTGTAACTGCTGCTAAGAAGCTTGTTTCTGATGGTGAATTAGCTGAGAGATTGATTGTTAAGGCTATCGAAACAAAGCAAAATGCAGAAAGAACTGCAGCAATGCAAGTTACTCATGAAACATCCGATTCTATCAGATTTGTATGTAGAACAGAAGATCTTGATGGTTTAAAGCCAAATGATGAGGGATTTGAAGATGCTTTCAGACAAAAGGCAATGGAAGTTCTTCAAGGTAATGGATTTACAGTAGATCCAAATACTTTCTCATTCACAGATCTCAATGTATCAGCATATGGTGATATTACAGCCACTGTTTCATCAAGAACATCCAAGACATTCTCTGCTCAAAGTGCACCTGAAGTTCCTACTGTTGGAACTGAAATTGGTCCTGAAGAAATGGGCGAAGCTCCTGTTGTTATGACAGAAGAAGCAAGAATGGCTAGAAATGAAAGAAGAAGCAGAATCTTAAGCAGATTTGCACAAATGGCTGCTCCTGGTGGTGGAATGGGAGCCGGAATGGGCGCTCCAGCTGCTCCTGATATGGGCATGGATGCTGGTGCATTTGGTGGACCTGGT